TTGTATCTTGTGAAGCATTACATGGCGATAGCACTATAGTCATCACATTAGATGACGATAGCATGATAGAAATTAGTGGTGAAGAACTAGCTATCTATGGTGAATTAACACCAATGGATGACTGATACCAAGCATCTATATAGTCTTTTAATCCTTCTATACCATTACCAAGAATAGCAAGTCTATCCTGGGTAACCTTGTAAAAGTTATTTACTTCAGTTCCTGTATTATCACTATATCCATTTATAACTAACACAGTAAACTTATCTTGGTCTGCTAATGCTTTTAACAGTATCTTTTGACCTAGAGATATATCTTCATTTTCACGTTTCCACTCTCCAATAAGAAAGTTTCCACGTCTCTCAAAAACCATGTCAATGTTAGATGGCATAGCTTTTGGATTGTCTAGTATTACACCTCTTAAAAAGCCAAAGTCTGTATGACTAGCATACGCATTACGCATAGCATTAGACACAAATTACAGTACCATTATAAACTTGACAGACGGTTACAGACCCATCAGGTGCTAGTATGGTCGTAGTCTGACCAAATGATTTTTCTGTATAAAAAATAGCTAATGCTGCCATCACTATAATAAATACCCAATAGGTTTTATTCATCATCAAATCTTTGTAATTGAGCTTCTAGTTCCGGTGGAATATCAGCCTCATTATCTCTAGTAGTTTCTAATAGTTTATTCTTATACCAATCAGACTTCTCTAAATCTTGTTCAGGATTATCTTTAAACGGATATCGTAAGTCATATTTCATCTTACAACCTTTAAGATAACCAATATATTCTTCTTTAGTCAAACGACTTTTAATCACATCTATTGCCTCTATACCGCCTACTAAGTAATGCGGTGGTCTATTCACTAAATCAACCATTCTTATCCCCTTATAAAAAATAAATCAATTAACTGATAACAACCATAAAAAAACCAACCCATACCACCAACAATCAACAACCATACTACCACTTCTAATATCTTTTCTGCTCTTGCCATCTGCCATACTCCCTTCCTACAGTTACAGATACATATTTCCTATTCTTAAATCTTTTATCTAATTCATTGCTATAAGTCCATTTAGGCAAAATCAAATATCCTTGACTTTCCAAGTATTTCAATCGTGTTCTAGCAATGACGCATTCTTGCACAATTTGTTTAATGCTGCAACCAGGATGTGCAGTAACATAGTTTATAACAAACTTTGCTTGTCTTTGGTCATCTAGTTTAGTGTACATCTTTTACTCCATGCAATTGTTCTATAAGTCTAGCAAATTTAAATATCTTATCAATAGTTATTACCTGACTACCGTATCCAAATGCCTCTTTATATGCCTTTATAATTTCTTCTTGGGTAAGTGGTTTAGAGTCCACCATGTGCCTCCGTTAGTTTCTTACTATCGTACTTAGATAATCCTTTATACTCTTCTACAGGTTCACCAGGAATTAATGGTGTTATCTTAATATGATGCGTTGTATTCTTTAGGTCGTTTAAATATGAGAGTTGGTTAGGATGAAATGACCATAAGTAAGACTTTTTTAGGTCACCAGACTTAACATCAAATTCCTCATAAAGCCATGCTACAGGTTCTTTTTTAGCCATTAGTAAAACACCATCCTTCCTATGTGCGTTTTCTTGCGTTTACCAAACCATTCTTTCTTTGGCGGTATTGAGTCATCATGGAAATATAAAGCATTTGCAACTGGATTTGCATATTTATTACGAACAATCGTATCAATAACCAAAAGTTTAGTTTCCAAATACGCCCTAGTATTAACTTCTGGATGACGTTCATCCGTAACCCCAATAAACTGACCATTAGCATAAACAACAGAGCATACATCACGACCCCAATAACCAGTATGTAACCTATTACGTATGACATTAATCACCCCAACCTTTTCTTCTAGTGTTCTATTATTAACTTCATGGTACACAGCAGTTGCATAACACGCTATATCTAATTCTAAGTTATGTATATCCATTATAAACCTTTCATGCTTTTCTGGTGTCTAGCAAATCCACATAAGCGTATAATTCTATTATATTGTGCAATTAAGCATAATATATTATTTAAGGATAAATACCATGTGGACAACTCCAGCAGCTACAGAAATGCGTTTTGGCTTTGAAGTAACTATGTACGTAATGAACAAATAGTTATCATGCTAATGGGGATGCTCCTAGAAAGGAACATCCTCATCTGCACCTTCAACAGCAGGTTTAGCACGTTCTTCATTTTTAGGTGTAAATTTACCACCTAATCTAAATTCAACAAACACTTCACCATCTGCTTTTTGCTTTTTAGTTAATCCAAAATGATATGTTGCACCAGGAACAATATCTTCTGGAATGATTACTTTTCCTGTAAAATCTGCATGCCAATCTTCTTGCTTTACTGGAACTTTAAAAGCGTTAGCTTTACCTGGTTTTGCTATATACTCAGCCATACATTACTCCTTTAGTTTAATAATTGTTTGTTCTACTTCGTTTAAAAATTTAATCACTTCTGCTTCTAATTCCCCGATAATATAAGAGTCATCTCTATCAACCCTAGCTACAAATAACTGTAACTCTTCAGGGAAGTTAGGATTATAACTTACAAAATCTACCCATCTAGCATTGGTGCAAGCTAACTGCCATTGCATCTGTGGTATGTACTTACTAGGAACTGACTTACTCATAAGCGTATTTGTATGGGTAGTTTCTAAAGGGCATTTAATCTCAATTAATCCTATATACTTACCTTCTTCTTCTGCATTTACAGCTCCGTCTGGGCTAGCACCACTCATGGCAATAGTTGGGTGGTCAAAGAAACCTACTTCTGTTACAGATACCCCTCTAGTTCGCATATAAAGCTCCCTAGCAGAACTTTCTCTTTCAATACCATCTAGCATAGCCTGATTAACAAAACTATCGCCTTTCTTGCCTGTAAGGCGTTCTGATACTAATTGAACAAGGTAGTTTTGACGTGATGTAGATACGCCTGTTTTAGTCTTGGCGATAACATCCGATATTCTGGATGCTGTCACCTTGCCTAATCGTTGCTGAAACCACTCATCTGTGCGTTGTTCTATCATAGAAAGTCCTTGCTAGATACTGCCTTTAGAGCTGGTTGTTCAGCATCAGGAGCTATGTCTTCACCAGAATATATGTACAAGCCGATACCATGTAATGCAATAGCTTTAGCTAAACAACGCTGCATAGCTGTGTTAACTGCCATAGCATCAGGGTTAGGAATAGCTTGGTTTCTAAAGTTAAGCACAGGTAATTGTGAAGTCATAGATTTACCAAAAGCATGGACTGTGCAGAATACCATAAGCGTTTCACCAAACTGTTTAGGTTCGCCATAAGTCCATGTAGCAGTTGGGTCTTGCTGTAAAAGAGTATCTACAGCCCAAGCCCATGATAAGTATGATAGACCATTCTTTTTCTCAATGTGGTCTGATACGTTAATCTTACGTAGTTCATTATAGTTCATCTTTTCTCTCTCCTTCTGTTGTAATTCGTGTTGGTGTTGTTCCATCATTACTTGGTCGTAGTGTTGTTGCTGTGACATTTGCTCTCTCCCATTTGTCGTTATCTAATTTAAGTTCGTCATTCAATCGTTTAAGAATATCTGCTATCTGTTCTAAACCATTCGCCATATTATATACCCCCAAAACACAAAAAGGAATAGCCATAAGTATTTATTCATATTGCACCTGCAAACTTGCCCATAATTTGTAAGCAAAGCCATACATAAGCCCAAAATGCTACTGCTATTACTATCATTGTTTTTACACTCATGTTTCTCTCCTGGTTAAAGTGACTGCTTACGCAGCCACCTTTTGTATTTCGACAAAGTTAAGGTCATTCTCACTATATCCACAAACTCTTAAAAGTGCTTTTTTAGCATCTTCAACAGTTCTAAAAGCTCCCCTACCCCTACGTTGTTTACCAGCACCCCAACAAGTCCAATTCCATGTATTTACTATTTCGTGATTTTCTACAATAGCGTCTTCAATAATTGCACCAACTTTAAAATTGTCTTTTTTTGTATAAACTCTAATTGTTGTCATTTGTTCTCTCCTAAAAATTAAATACTACAATGCCTATCTTAATGGCAAAAAATACATTGTCAAGCATTTTCTAACAAATAATTAGTTTACAACTAGAATTAGTTATGTTAATCTTTTTTGGCATTATTAACCAAAGGAGAGTGTATGTACAAAATTAAGAACTGGGAGAAGTTTAATCTCTATAACCCAAAGAACCCAAGATACCAAAAAAAGATGACATGGTTCAAATTTTATGGTACGGATTACATAAATAACATAGATATACATAAGCTATCTTTTGAACAAAAAGCTGTTTTAGTAGAGTTA